TTCCAAAAACTTAAAAATATTCCTTGCCAATTACCTGTGCCATTAACATCTGCCCCGGGAATATCTGTTTTTGTACTTGTTGACCCGTGATAATGATAGCAATACATTCTTCCACGATTATACCCAAGTTTAAACAGATACTTACCATTACTATCTCCTATTGACATCACTTCACCTGAATTAGAACCCGAAGAATTTGTAGGATTACACCAAACAACAAAAGCAGAACCATTATTAGCAAATAAATCAGTAATGGGTGGAGTCGCCATTATCCTTTCGTCAGTTCCATTAAATGTCCAATATCCGGGAGAAGTCAAACTTGGTCTTTGAGTCCAATTAGAAGCCTCAGTCATATTTTGCAAAGTTCCAGTCTGAGACTGTGAACCAATATTAGTTACAGTAGTACCACTTCCAACTCCATAAGAACTATCATACATAGAGTCATATCTTGTCTTTAGATAAGTATCAAACCATATACTACTATCCCAGTAATCAGTACCAGAAGGACTTGAAGAAGCATCGTGGTCATAACTATAAAATTCTGACATTGCGTGTGGAGCACTACCATCTGGTCTATCAGAAGAACTGTTCGCTGTATTAATAGTTTCTTGAGTGCCGTCTGAAGCTTCTTTTAAACTCATAGCACCAGCGAAGGAGTTAGAAGTATAATCATTATCATCAAGCTCATTGACGATACCTTTTAGTGATAATTCCCCAGAACTTGGTACTGCCATACTAACTCCTTAGTTCTATTATTTCTTCTTTTAATTCTTGGATAGCACCTATAAGAACTGGAACTAATTTTGCATAGTCTACAGTTAACATAGTATCACCATCTAAGTAATCACTTATCTCTCCGATTGTGTTTACTTCCTTAACTATTTCAGGAATAACCTTTTGAACATCTTGTGCTATTAACCCAATATCTTCGCCTTTATCTTTTACAGCCCAATCAAACTTAACAGGCTCTAACTTCATAATCTTTTTTAAATTATTCTTTAGGTCAACTACATCTTCTTTTAATCTTTTATCTGATGCTACAGTTGTTGACATAGCAATTACATCACCACCTGCGTGGAAATCTCCATCAGCTTCCATTCTAAACTCATTACTACCATTGACATAGAAATCTGTTTGGGTATTAACAGTCCAGCCAATGTAATCTCCTGAATCAGTTCCTATATGAGTAATACCATCTCTTAGGTCTGCTTCAACACTAAATGTAGTACTCGATAAATCAAGCCCAGACCCTGCTGAATAAGTTGTATTAGTAGCCGCAAAAGTAGTGCCATTCAAAGTCATATTACTACCGGCTGAATAGGTTGTGTTAGTATCTGAAGCAGCAATAGTAATATCTGTTCCACTACGAGTTACAGTTACATTAGAACCAGCATCAAAGTTTAATAAATCACCACTTGCTAAAGCAACATCATCTCCACCATCAGCACTTAAAGTCAAACTATAATTATTAGCAGAAGCTGCAATTCCATCTAATTTAGTATGGTCAGCATTAGTAAAGTTATTAGCTGTTAATCCACCATCTCCAACTGAATAAGTAGTATTATTATCAGTAGATGAGATTGTAAATGTAGTAGCATTTGTTCTTGTAACAATTGTAGCACCACTACCAACAAATTCTATTAAATCAGTACTGGAGTCACTACCATATAAATTCAATTTCGTTGTGCCAGTTTTGATAGTCATATCATAAGTGGTATTCGTATCAGTATTCGTAGTATATGATGGCGTGTCCCACACTGCCGTACCAGATGAACTGTATCTTAAAAATTGACCAGAAGAACCCCCAGATGGAATATGCTTATTACCAGCACTCGTTGGGTGTGAATAGTTATTTGCAGAACTGGCAATTCCATCCAATTTATCGTGATGAGCAACAGACATCAAGCCTTCAGCAGAACCAGTTGCTTCACTATAAGTTGTATTATTATCTGGAGGAGTCACCCAAGTACCATCCCCTCTAAGATAATTAGAGGTGGAACTATTAAATCCACTTAAACTTGTTATAGTCCAATCACTGTTTGAATATGTAGTATTAGTAGGAGTAGCCCAAGTACCATCCTTTTTTAGAAAGGTACTACCAGAACCTCCTCCAAGATTTGTTAAAGCAGAACCACTGGCTAAGCTAAATGTTGTAGTACTAAGACTTAATCCCGTGCCTGCTGAGTAAGTTGTGTTGGTGTCTTGTGTAGTAACTTGGTTACCATTACTTATACTTAATGTTGTACCGTTTACAGTAAGAGTTTGTGAGTCAGTTTGAGATGTTAAATATCCAGCACTAGCGTGATTACCCCATCCATATGCACTATCCCAATTTGAGTTATTGTAACCACTTGTCGTACCCGTTCCCCCTCTTGCTACGGGCAAAGTTCCACTTGTAATTAAAGTAGCAGAGTGATTTGGAACGCTTGTTAGATATGTAGCATTGGCTCCACAGTCAGCAGGAAGTCTTGCATCTGGAACAGTGCCTGAAGCAATATCTGTTGATGCGTCTATACCTCCTGATACAATTAGTTTCTTCCATGAAGCCATTTCTTACATCTCGCCTTCTGGTGGATATCCAACATATTCACCAGTCTTAGTCATATGATTATCAAGAAGCTTTTGGTATTTAGCCCTAATCTTCCCAATAACCTCAGCCTCACGACCACTTATAGTTGCTTTGTCTATTAGTTGCAATACAAAGAATGCTTCTATTGCTCCCAACTTTAAGTTGTAACTCGGCTCTTTTGTTGTTATTACCTTTTCCATAATTCCTCCTTTTTAGCTTATGTTTAAGAGTAAATATATATGTCTCCATTCGTTAATGTATACATACTTCCTTTGCCTTTTCCATCAGAAAGGGCGGATGGTACAGTGTTATCAGCTGCTGCTACACTTGTTGTTATGTAAGCTCCAGTATGAGTTCCTGTACCTGCTACACCTTGTGAATCAATTGCAAAGTTACCTACACTCTGGTCCCAGATAAGTTCAATATCTGCTCCAGTACTACCTTGTTCTATAACTATTGCTGCATCCTCACCAGAACTAGCATCTTTGTTTATAACAATCTTATTGTCATTAACAGTTAAGTTGGTTGTATTAATCTCAGTAGTAGTACCAGTTACTTCTAGGTTACCTCTGATTTTAATAGTTGCATCATTACCACTATCACCAATGTAAAGTGTGTCACTACTGTCTAACGCTGTTAATACTGCCTTAACATTAGTTTCATCACAAGTCGCTTTACCATCTGCCAAATCATATGCTGCTTTAACTGCTGTCGAAGTGGCTGCTAATACTGATGATGTAGTAGAAGTTGAATCACTAAGTTGGACTGAACCTCTTGCACTCGTTGAAGCATCATCAATACCAACTGTGAATGTAGTATTTGAAGATGCGTTTGCTGTGAATGTGTCAGAACCAGTCAAAGGTGATGATGTTGACATCGTTAATGTAGCGTCATTAGCTGCTGCTGCTGCTGCTGACCATTGAAAGCCAGAGACTTCACCTGAAGCGGCAGTTAGAACATACCCATTAGTTGGTGCGTTACACTTTAGATGAGTTTCATGAATCAAGTCACTTGCTAAAGTTGTAGCGTTACCACTATTAGATATAGCACCAGTTAAGTTTGAACCACTTAAGCCTTCTGCTAAAGATGCTGTTCCTGATACATTACCAGTTAATGCACCTGAAAATTGAGTTGAGGTTAGTTTCCCCGTACCCGGATGATAAGTTAAATCTCCGTCAGTCTCAAGTCCAGCCGATGTGCTACCATCTATATCTGCACCAGCGACAAAAACAATAGCATTTGCCTCTGATGTATCTTCATTATCAGTTATGACAACATTCGTTGCCGTAGTTGCTGTTGTTGCTGTTGTTGCCGTTGCAGCGTTACCATTTATGCTCCCTGCTATCGTGCTACTGAAGGTTTTAACACCTGCAATAGTTTGTGCTCCAGTAGTATAAACACCATTGGTCACAGCACCAGCAGTTAAGTTTGTGGCTGTTCCTGAAATGTTTGTACCTACTAAGGCAGAGGGAGTTCCGGCATTTCCACCGGACACTATTAGTTTTTTCCAACTAGCCATGTTTTACTCCATATGTTTAGTTAGGATGTCAAGTTTCGCTTGCAATTTCATCTTAGTGATGAGTGCTAACTCTAATGCCTGACCATCGTGTTTACTAGTTTCTACCAGTTGTAGTAGATACCCTACCTCCTTTATAGTAAGAGCACTGTCTTGCTTTTTTTCACTTTTTTGTGATACAGACCTCTCACTTAAATTTACAATTCCCATAATTATATTCCTACATTTAAACTATTATCGCTAGAGTCAAAATATATCTGACCTGCAACAGGACTTGCTGGAGCAGACGATTGTGGTTTTAACTGCAATGTCCCATTAGTATCTAATGAGAATATTGATGCACTATTATTATTGATTTCAAAAAGCTTTCCTGAACTAACTGTGCTTGTTGTAGTGAACCTTAACCAAGCTAAATCATTATTTATCCCAGTATGCCCACCTCCTATAACTAGTTCTACATCACTAGAACCATTGTCTCTATAATACTTTCCATCGGAATCTTTATAGAAAACTAATTGTTTGTATACATCCTTAATTAAATTAGGATGACTTAAACTTCCTGCCATTATGCGTTACTCCATGTAGTTGCTGTTGGTGATGAAACAGAACTATAACTTGTACTTGTAGGTGTACCAACACTTGTAAAACTTGTGCTTGCAACTCCTGCAATTGTATTAAATAATGCTTGGTCAAAGAAAGCATCTGCTGATACCTTATCAAATGCAATATTTATCAAGTTAAAACTACTATTATGGTCCCAAATATTAATCATTAAAAGTCGTTTTGTCCTATTTCTTTAAATGTTCCTGTTCTTGCTCTATAAGCATACTTCCTCCCATTTTTAACATCATCTTCGAATTTGTTATTAAAATACTGTGCCATTTGTAAACCTTCAGGACTCTTCTCATATCCTATTGCAATAGCCTTATTAACTAGTGCATCATGGAATTGCTCTGGAACTTCTGGTGATTGTGCTTCCCAAGCATCACTAGCAGAAGGTAGGTCAAAATGGTCTGACTTTTTATAGTAGAATACAGTAATCTTCTGTCCAGCTATTGTGTCATCTGGAGAAGTAAACTGCTCATCATCTACTTTAGTTTCATCATAATAACCTATCCATATAGCACCACGCTCAGTCCACCATACCCATTGTTTTACTGTAGCCATTATGTTAAATCCCTCTTATAAGGTCTTCCTAAAAATCTTTTTATTTGTTTACCATCTAGGTCAACATTCTTTATTTCCATTATCTGGTCATCATTTCCTGATACACTTAGACTATAACCCCTTTGGTCTTGAACTAGTGTAAATTGAACTGCATCTTCTAACAACCTAGTTCTTGAACAATATTCATCCTGTGCTCTGTTTACCATTTTAACAATCTCTTGAGCACCTAAGTTAGGATGGTGTTGTTGAACTAATTCTACTATTTCTTTTAACTTCACTTTGCTATGCCTCCCCCAAGTAATTTTGCTTGAGAGTCGAAATCAGGTACAGCAATCATAGACCATCCCTGTTCTAGTTGCTGGGTTATCATCGCAATCTGACCTTGTAACCACTGATAATCAGTAGTGATTTTACTAATAATTGTACTAAAAAGCTGAATCTTTTTTTGCAAGTTCGCTTGATATTCTTGAAGAGCTTGACCAGCCTCTTGACTTTCTTTTGATATCTCTGCTTGATATTTATTTATTTCAGCACTATGACCTGCTAGTACTGCTGATGCTCTCTGTAGCTCTTGAGCTGCAGTAGAAAGAGTTCCACCTAACATCTCAGGGTCTTCATCTACTAACCATTTCTGTGCTGAATAGATATCAGTACCACTACCATCTACATTCACATCTCCACCTATTTGACTTACATCATCTATTAAATGCTGTGCTTTATCTACAGCATCTTGATAATCTGCGTGTATACTAGGTAAAGTAGTAGTTACTCCGATAGAATCATCAAAGTCTGCTATCATATCAAACATAGTTGTATCAGCATCTAAATCTGTTGGGAGTTTCGTTGTGAAATCACCTAATCTTTCAAGTAAACATTCTCTTGCTGCAAATCTTACTACTTGTATATATAAATTCTCTGGCATTTCTGATATAGTTCCATTACTATCATTTATGGTCCCAGCAACTACCTTTGTTACTTCTGAATTCTCAGTAGCTGTAGGTTCTGGATATATCAAGATTCGACCATTATCTATAGAGTATACAGGAGAAGTCTTTGGGGCATAGTAAATACTGCCAGTATCGACAGCCTTTAAGATATTCTTTTTATCTATAGGCATACAATCTCTTCTTAGACTATTAGTGCTGTCATACCTATTGACATGTAAAACTAAGTTATTTTCTTCTATCTTATTATCGTTATCATCATTCGCTGTTACTGCAACAGTACTACTCATACTATGTAGCATATTAGGATTGATTTGGGATACCTTTACAATAGTTTCTTTAACACCATTCTTTAGAGCTTCAACAATCACACTAGCTTGATTCTTGTTTTTATCTCCAGTAAGGTAACCTATTTGATTAGTAAATGAAGCCATTATTCTCCCTTCTTCTTATCACCAGATATCATTGACCAAAGATTCTGTACACCACCCCAAGCATCTCCAAGACCTTGAAGTGGATTAACCAAAGGATTTGGTGCAACACCTGCTACTACCTTTGGACTTCCATCTGGATTCTTAGGTGAGTTAGATACATTATGTTTCATTCTATCCCACCAACCCATCTTTGATTTATCTTGGGGTAATTTACTCATAATATCTTTATAAGCCGAGTGACTTTTATCACCATATGCACCCCATCCATGCTTTGCTATATCAGAAGAAATATCTCCTACATCGTAACCCATGTTTTTCATAGTGCTCATTAGAGCTCCCATATTCTTTATATTTCCACCTTGACCCTCTAGCATTCCTTGGAAACCACCCTTATCATCTGACATTCCATAAGAATCGTGGAATGTTC